CTTCAAGATATACAAAAGCGTTAGCGAGATCAATGGCAACAACCAAAGAGATCAAAGCCGCAACTATCTTAAACCAAGCTACAACAACTGCTGGTGGAGATGGAGTTTCATTATTGAACACTTCACATCCAACTCAAAATGGTATTCAAAGTAATACTTTAGCAACTGCGGCAGATTTATCTGAAACTTCTTTAGAAAGTATCTTGATAAATATTGCTGACATGAAAGATGATCGTGGTCTTAGGATCGCCGCACAAGGAACAATGTTAATTATTCCTACTGCATATACTTTCGTTGCAGAAAGATTACTTGAAAGTCAGTTGAGAACTGGAACTGCAGACAACGACTTAAACGCTATCAAGTCAGGTGGTTACTTACCTCAAGGATACCATGTGATGAGACGTTTAACTGATGCTGATCAGTTCTTCATCAAGACAGATGTACCAGATGGTCTTAAAATGTTCCAAAGAAGTCCTATGAAAAAAGGCATGGAAGGTGATTTTGAGACTGGAAATGTACGCTACAAAGTAAGAGAAAGATATTCTTTTGGTTTTACTGATTGGCGTGGTATTTTTGGCACAGAAGGTGCCGCATAAAAAACTAAGATGGGAGAGGGGATAACTCCTCTCCTAAACATAACCCTTGACTGCGAAAGCAGACATTTGCCAAGACAAGGAGATTGACATGGCTAAATCAACTTTTTCAGGACCAGTAGTATCCAATAATGGTTTTATTTCTGCAGGTTCAAATAATACTAAAAACATAACTGTAGATACAACTTTAACATTTAATGATCATGCAGGAAAAATTACTGAAATAAATGATGCTGATGGTGTTGTAACTTTACCAACAATTACTTCTGCTGAATTAGGTGCAAAATACACTTTATTTATTGGAACAAATATGACTGGTAAAATAAAAACAGATGGAACAGATAAATATGTAGGTTCTGTTATGGTTGGTGTTTCAGATGGTGCTAAAAAAGCATTTGTACCAGGAGCAACTAATGACGTTATCGATATGAACAATGGTACTAAAGGTGGTAAAGTAGGCTCTTATGTAGAAATCACTGCACTAGCGACTGCTGAATATCTTGTACAAGGTTTATTAATTGGTTCTGGAACAGTAGCGACACCTTTTGCTGATAGTTAATAGGAGGTATTAATGGCTGATATAGTTTCGGTTAAAAAACAATCAGACAACGTAAGAGAAGCAGTATTTCAATTTAACTATCAATATGTAGATGGTGGCAATGAGTCTGCAGTGCAGAAGATTGATGTCTCAACACTTGATGTAAATTCTAATGGTGATGCTTGTACGGGTCTAAAAATACTAGATTGTAATTTTAATGTTGCAGGAATGACTGTTCAAGTCCTCAAAGATGGAGACAGTCAAGACCCAATAATGTTAAATCTTACAGAAGATCAAAGTGGTAATTTTGATTTTAAAGAAACTGGTGGCTTGCCTTCAACTACTGAATTAACAGAAGCAACTCGAACATATGCAGTTACTGTTGTTAATGATGGTGGTAATAAGTTTGCACTTGGTGGGGTAACTGCTCCAGCAGTAAGTTTATTAAAAAATCATACTTACATTTTTGACCAATCAGATAATACAAATTCTGGACATCAAATAGCTTTTAAGCAAGGTTCTGGTGGTGCTAGTTACACAACTGGTGTCACAACCACTGGTACTTTAGGTCAAGCAGGCTCTAAGACAACTATTGTCACAACTGCAGATACGCCAGACCTATTTTATTATTGTGTTGCTCATGGTGAAGGTATGGGAAATACTGCATCATTAACAAACCCAACTGGGGATGTTTTATTTACCACAACTGGAGCGGCGGCAAATGATTCTTACCAAATAGTTATGAGATTGAAGAAGAATTATAAGGTGCAGTAATGGCTACTTCTGAAACAGTCGCTTTTAGACCTAATATAGAAGAAATAATAACTGAGGCTTATGAAAGATGTGGTCTTGATATTCAGACAAGAACTGGAGATCAAGCCATATCTGCTAGGCGTAGTCTCAACTTATTATTCTCTGAATGGGCAAATCGTGGCATAAATTATTGGGCAGTATCACAAAATACTCTTGATCTTGCAGCGGGTACAAGTGCATACAACCTTCCTGCAGGAGTTTTAGACTTTTTAGATGTTGTAATCTATAATTCTGCAGATGCAACCAGAACAGATACTATACTCAATAGAGTTACGATAGCTGAATATAATCAAATACCTAACAAAACAAATACTGGAAGACCCAATCAGTATATGATAGATAGAGGCAGACAAACTGGCTCTAACAATATTTACAAGATATATGTTTGGCAAACACCAGATATTGGCACATATAAATTAAATTATTGGGCAATGACACAATTAGATGATGTTACTTTATCAAATCAAGATGCAGATATACCTTACACATGGTCAGAATGCATATGTGCTGGATTAGCTAGTAAATTATCTGTAAAGTTTGCACCTGATAAGTTTCCTTTACTTAATGGCTTATATAATGAGGCGTTTTCTTTTGCATCCGCTAATGATAATGATGGGGTTTCACTAAAACTGCAACCTACAGGGCTTAATTTAAGATAATGGCTAGATATGCTTTAGGTAAAAAATCTCAAGCTATAAGCGACATAAGTGGAGCTAAAGTTCCCTATACCCAACTTAAAACTACATGGAATAATTTAAGAGTTGAGCCAAGTGAGTTCGACCCCAAACATCCACAATTAACGCCTGCAAAAAATGTAATAGATGCTACTGCACTATATGACCCAAGACCAAGTACAGATGTAGAAAACGTAGTAATAGACTTTGCATTTACTAGTAATATATTTTTATCAAGAGTTGAGCGATCACAAGTAGGAACAAACATACATGCAATAGGAAATGTAGGTACAATATCTTTTGTAATAGAAGAAGAGCAAACTGGTGTAGTAGGAACAACTGCAGTTGGATCAGCTTTTGCAGGCTTTGATGTATCTGGAGTTGCAGGAACGTCTGCTATAGGAAATTACGCACCAGAGGATCAAACTGATGTAAGTGTCACTAAGGTAACTGGAACTACTGCAATAGGAGATTATGATCCAGCAGTAGGCGTTAATGGAGTGCAAGCTACTGGTGGCACTGGTAACGAAAGCATTAACAATGATAGAATATTTGATCTGCCAAATGGTGGTGTTGATGCCACTGGAGCAATTGGAACGTCTGCACCACAAACTGATGTTATATCTAGTGGAGTAGTTGGAACGTCATCTACTGGAACAGAAACAGTTGGTAATGAGCCTTTAGCAAATGGAGTACAAGGCACTGGTAATGTTGGATCATTTGGAGAAGAAGGAAATGGTACATTAAATCTATCAATAGCAGGCACTGGTGCTCAAGGTACTGCAGGAACTGGAACAGAGGTAGCAGAAAATAACGTAATTGAAAGTAATGAAACTGGGTTTGGTGAAAATGCTTTTGGTTATGGTGTTTGGGGTGGTGATTCAGAAATTAGAGGAGTCAGTGGTGTAGGTACTGTATCACTAGATATCTTTGTTGGGCCGAATCCACAGTCTGGAGTACAAGCAACTAGTGCAATTGGAGAATTAATTTTTGATCAAGATGTATCATTCACAACTGGTTGGGGTATAAATGGTTGGGGTGCGAATGAATTTGGTGGCACAGATATAACGATGGGTGTTGCAGGAACTGGTGGAGTTGGTACAGTAAGCCTAGATACAATTATAGATGTTACTGGAATATCTGCTACTAGTGCAGTAGGAAGTGGATCAGTAGTTATAGATGGTGGATTTGGAGAAGGAACTTATGGCTCAAGTACATGGGGTAATTAAATGAATTATACTAGTTTAGTAACAAATATTAAAAACTTTATTGAAGATGATAGCACAGAATTTGAAGCATCTATACCTACAATAATAACACAAGCAGAAAGCATGATTTTTGGTAGGCTTCCTAATTTGCCATGTTATAGAAAAAAACAGTCTGGAAATTTAGTTATAGGCACAAAAGAATATTCTGTTGATGGTGCTAGAATGATAAGACAAGTCTCTATAACTCGTGGAGATAGCGATGTTGTTTATTTAAAACATAGAATAGATAGCTACCTAAGAGATTATACTCCAAATGCAAGTACAACTGGAGTTCCATTTATGTATGCCACAAGAGATGCAACAACTGCTGGAATTAGAGTTTTACTAGCACCATCTCCAAGTGCTACACTAGCTTATGAAATAGATTTCATAGGTCTAGAAACAGGATTGTCACCTACTAATGCAAATAGTTGGATAGGTGATAATGCAGAGCAAGTTTTGCTTACTGCATCTTTTGGAAAGTTCCTCTTTCCTAAAGGCTACAGATAGTGTAAACTTGTATAAGGCACAATTTGATGAAGCAGTAGCTTTGTTTCAACAAGAAATGCAACGTAATTATCAAGCAGAATACGAAGGAGGTATTTAACAAATGGCAATATCACAAGCAATGGCTACATCATTTAAAGCCGAAATTTTAGATGAAGTACACGATTTAGTCGCAGACACTTTAAAGATAGCACTCTTTACAAGTTCTGCATCACTAGGAGCAACAACTACTGCATATTCAACATCAAATGAGGTGGCGAATGGTAATGGTTATGCAACTGGTGGAGTAACACTAGCAAACAAATCAGTATCAACAAGTGGTACAACTGCATTCTTTGATGCTGATGACCCAACATGGACAAGTGCATCATTCACTGCAAGAGGAGCATTGATATACAATAGTTCTGCAAGTGATAAGGCAATAGCAGTATTAAATTTTGGTGGAGATTTCACAGTTTCTTCTGGTACATTTAGAATTGTTTTTCCTGCCGCAGGTGCAAATGCGATAATCACAATAGCTTAAGGAGTAAGTAAATGGCTAGTACCTACGTCAATAATCTTAGATTAAACGAAATGGGAACTGGTGATGCCAGTGGAACATGGGGTAATACAACAAATACAAACCTAGAACTCATTGGTGAAGCTCTTGGTTTTGGCACAGAAGCTATAACAACAAATGCTGATACTCATGCCACAACAGTTGCAGATGGTGCTTCTGATGCAGGTAGAGCCATGTATCTTAAATATACTGGAACATTAGATAGTACATGTACTATTACTATCGGCCCAAATACCATGAAACGTGTGCAAATTATAGAAAATGGCACAAGTGGTTCTCAATCTATAATTATTAAACAAGGTTCTGGTGCTACAATTACTATTTTGACTGGTGAAGTTAAGGTTTTATCTTTAGATGGTGCTGGAAGTGGAGCCGCAGTTACTGAAGTATTTACAGACTTATCTTTAGCAAGTCCAAAATTGACTGGTACACCAACGTCTATAACTGCCAATGCAGGAACAAATACAACACAAGTTGCAACAACTGCTTTTGTAAAAACTGCAGTAGACAATGCAGAACCTTTTCCACAAGGTACATCAATGTTGTTTCAACAAACCTCTGCACCAACTGGTTGGACAAAACAAACAACACATAATGATAAAGGACTTAGGCTAACATCTGGAACAGTAGGAACTGGTGGTAGTGTAGCTTTTACTACTGCAATGGCAACTCCTGCAGTTAGTGTAGGTAGTGTTACTGGAGATCCAGGTAGTAATTTAGCAGTTGCAGTTGGAAACTTAGCAGTTAGTATGAGTGGAAATATTTCAGCTACAACTCTAAGTACGGCTCAAATGCCATCACATACTCACCAATTCCAAGGAGCGGCGACTGGTGGTAATCAAAGACAATATTTTAATGCCGCGACATTTGGTAATCCTTCTGCTAATCCAAATGCTAATCCAACATCTTTCCCTACTGGTGGTGGTCAATCTCACAATCATGGACACAATTTAAGTGGTAGTATGTCTGGTGCTCCATCTCTTAGTGGTAATGTAACTTCTGGAAACTTAGCAGTGGCCGCTTCAACTGCCACTATTAATGTGCAGTATGTGGATTTTATTATAGCTAACAAGGATTAATATGCAGTTAAAGGTTGAGGAAAACTGTCCATTACATAACTTTAAAAAGTGTAAACAATTTAAATGTGCATGGTTTGTTCAAATGAAAGGCACTAGTCCTAATGATGGTAAAGAAGTAGATGAATANGCTTGTGCTATTGCATGGTTGCCTTTGTTACTTGTTGAAAATGCAACCCAAGCAAGACAAACTGGAGGTGCTATNGAATCNTTTAGAAATGAAATGGTAAAAGCAAATGATTCTAATAGAAATATTTTAGAATTGTCAAAAGTTTTAGAGATTAGAAATAATGGGGGAATGAAACAATGAATGATATGACAAAAGTAAAAAATTTAACTTTTATTGGTGCTTATGAAAATCTAGCACCTGATGATTATTGTGATAAAATGGTAGAGGCTTGGGAGAGAATATATAAAAATGCATCATTACGAGATGGTGGTAATGAAGGTTCTATTTCTAATGGAGGAGTAGTAAACAGAACAGATTTTGCTCTTTACTTTGATGATGCAAGAAATAAGACTGAAGACTTACAACAACAAACAAATATGATACTAGACGAAGGTTTAAAAAAATATGGTGCTGAATACCCATCATTAGAAATGAGGCAATATTATAGCGTTAATATTAAGGTGCAAAAAACTCCACCAAAAGGTGGGTTTCATACTTGGCATTGCGAACACTCTATTGCTGAAGCCGCTACAAGAGTTTTGACATGGACAATATATCTTAATGATATACCTGATGGAGAGGGAGAAACAGAATTTTTAGAGTATGGTGTAAAAGTAAAGCCTAAAAAGGGTAC